AGCGACTCCCGCACAAAGAACCGCGTTCGAGGACCGATTTCGCCAGAGAACCGAGTCCCAAAGTCCTTAATGTCACTAGATCTCGCCAGATCTGCACCGATTTCGCCAGATCTGCACCGATTTCGCCCGATCCTCCCCCTCAGCATCACACGCGGAACGAGGAACGTAGACGTCTACCGACTTCGGTGTCACACGCGGAACGAAGAACGAAGACTCGGGGTCACACGCGGACAGAATGACGAAGACTCGCAGTGACTTCGGGGTCACTTGCGTGAACGAGGAACTAGACTCGCAGTGACTTCGGCTCTTCGTTCGCAGGATTCTACAGACTAAGACTCAGTATGACTCATAGTGACTCATTGTCGGCAGAATTCCGTTTGGAGTCGTTAAGAGTTCAGCTCTTTACAGGAGAAACATTGACGAATATTTGAGGTGCGCGATGAATTCAGAGCCCCACCATTTACTTGCGGCCACGGTGCCGCCATGGAGGCGAAAATGCTGGAACCTGGAACTGTAGTGAAAGTAGCCAGCCACGAAAATGCGCCGCGTCTTGATGATCCGCGCGGTAGGATTATCGCCGCAGAGGGCCCTGACTACTGGATTACTTTTGACAGCTTCTCGGCACTGAGAATCCCCGCGACTTTTGTCACCGCGGTGTGACATGCCACGCGCTCAGTGGAGAAAGTTTGTCACCCGAGTAACGTGGATTCTCGGTGTCTTGAGCGGAACATTATTGATTGTGCTCTGAGCAACATTGAGTGGCGTTGGATTACGAAGAGCATTACAATATAATTGCGGCGCTACTGCCGCCAAGGAGGCACCACATGTCCAAGTTCATTGGTATTCTCGGCGTTGCTCGCAAATCCAGCGGTATCGTGCGCAGTAGCTGGTGCGATTTGTTTGTGGCGGAGTTGTGCAAGGGCCTCAAGCGCCGCGTCACCAGCCTGCGGTATGTCCCCGCGCCCAAGCACGTCGTTGCTCTGGTGCCCAGCCTCTACCGCACTCGCTAAGGAGGCACCATGCGTCGTAAAGTCAAGGTATCTGCGGAGTTCATGCTTCGTGCTCATTCCCTCGCAAATCTGTGCAAAACCATGATGGTGCGCTGCGGACGTCGGCCGAGTTTCCTCGCAGCCTGGAAGTCGCTGAGGCTCGGCTGTGGGTGTCGTCCGACTCAGTTTCTTCGTAGGGTCGGTCGCAGATTCTAGAGGTCACACGCGGGTGCGTAGAGGAAGAGTCGTCAGAGGTCACACGCGGGCGTGAGAGACCGGAGTCGTCAGAGGTCACTTGCGCACGCGGGAGTCGCTGCGAGTCAGACCGGGGAGGCCCGGGCATTGATGCCGAGCCGGATAGGAATGGCCCTGGATAGGAATGGCCCTGGATAGGAATGGCCCGCGGAAAGAATGACCGCAGGCCCTAGTAATAGGACCGCGTGCGCGTGGCATGAACCGTGCCAAACTACCCGAAAATAAATATAAAATAAGTTTGCGCGTGGCCACTAGCGGGCGTATTATTTACTTGCAGCAAGCCCGCTGCCAAACATACCAAAAGGTGTAACAATGGCCACCAAGCACAACCACCCCACCCGCAACAACACCGCCACGCCCGCCGCTGCCCCCGCGCCGCTAGTGGCCAGTGCCGCCCCCGCCGCTGCCGTGCGCGTTGCGCCGCTGGCCAGCCGTGCCGCTTGCACCGCTGCCCGTGCGCAGTGGCTGGCAAGCTGCGCCTTGGCGGGCACGCTGCCCCAGGCCGTGGGCGTAAAGCCCGGTATGCGGCCCAACGATTGCCGCCCGGGTAGCCTGCGGCACGCCATTGTGGCCGCCATTACTGCGGCCCCCACCGTGGGCGCTGCCCTGGCCAGCTTGGTGTATGGCCCTGCTGGTAGCAAGCACGCCAGCACGCCCTACAGGGTGCGGCCCGTGGACCTGCACTTTGCCGCCACCAATGGTTATATTACCCTGGTGTAATATAACTTAACCAGCAAACAACCACATGCCCCGGCGGTAATACGCCGGGGTTATTTTATACCCCCAGGTAAATTAACCCTAAAGCGTCCCAGTTCGACCAGCCTGATGACTTTCACCTCTGCTAGCTGCTACCAGCAACCCGCAGCCCATCGGGCCGATCTGCCTGCGAACGAAGAGCGAAGAACGAAGTCCCTGGTTCACCAACGAACTAAGAATGAACCCCTAAATAACAGAATACCTTGCGGGTTTGTATCGCGGCACTTATACTTGCCACAGGAGAGTGTCGTGGCTAAAATCAAAACACCCGCTCAGTTGGAAAAGCCTCTGCCCCTGCCGACGCCTCGCATCAAAGAGGCAGAAGTCCTGTTGACCTTCCAGGCCCTGAAGCTGAGAGTTGAGGGGAAAAGTCATGAGGAGATCGGCAAGGAACTCCGTATGCCGACCAAAATGGCGAAGGCACTTACGAGTTCTGCCCTGAAAGAATTGGAAAAAGACGTCACAGAAACGGCGGAGGAAGCCCGCCAAATTGAGCTTCTTCGTCTTGATGAACTCGTCGCAACGCACTGGCCCCACAAAGCACTCCCACGCCATGCGGATCTCATTCTTAAGACCATGGAACGACGCGCCCGGTATCTTGCCCTTGACCAGCAAGTGGATGGTGCGGGGGACGAAACGGCAGAGGCCCTGCGGAACTTCCTTGCCGGGGCGCGGGCCGCGACTGGTGTGAAGGCTGAGGAACCCGGTGAGTAGCATAATCCTTCCGTCACGCTGGACGGAGATGCGCTCCATCGAGGAACAGGAAGCATACATCAACTCCCCCCATAGGTTCAACGTCCTCCCCTGTGGGCGACGGTCGGGGAAAACTGAGTTCGCCAAACGGAAGATCGTTCTGTGTGCCATGGCACTACCGGGGGATCGCTGGGCGTCAGAGTTCCCTGACCCTCACTACGCCTGTGCTGCTCCGACACGTGATCAGGCGAAGAGAATCTATTGGGAAGATCTGAAGCGGCTGGTGCCTAAGAAGCTGGTGCGGAAAGGTGGGATCTCTGAGACTGAGTTGACTATCACGACGGTCCTCAACTCAAGTATTTCGGTCATCGGCATGGACAAACCAGAACGCATCGAGGGATCACCTTGGGATGGGATCGTCCTCGATGAGTTTGCGAACATGAAAGCGCAAGCCTGGGGTGCGAATATTCGTCCTGCACTGGCCGATAGGCGCGGCTGGTGTGACCTCATTGGCGTGCCTGAAGGACGGAATCACTATTATACGATTGCGGAGGCCGCCAAGGCGGAGATGGCTGAGAAGGGGCTCCTGAGTGAATGGGGATACTTCCATTGGGTGAGTTCTAAGGTTCTACCAGCAGACGAAATTCTGTCAGCGAAACAGACACTTGATGAATTGACGTTCCAACAGGAGTATGAGGGCTCGTTTGTCAACTTCCTTGGGAGAGCCTACTACGGATTCACTGAAAAGAACAAGGGCAAGCTGACGTATGACCCGAATGCAGCCATCGGGTTCTGTTTTGACTTCAATGTGGACCCCGGCGTCGCCGTGATCGTGCAAGAACAGGACCTCCCCACAGAGCGTGTCGGCACTGGAGTGATCGGGGAAGTCTATATTCCACAGAATTCGAACACTGAGCTCGTGTGTCGCCGACTTATTCAGGATTGGGGCAAGCACAGAGGCGACATTTACATCTATGGTGACGCTTCTGGTGGGATGCGCAAGACGAGCAACCTTGCCGGCTCTGATTGGGACATTGTTCGCGACGTTTTGAAGCCTGTTTTCGGTTCACAACTGAAATTTAGGGTGCCGCGTGCGAATCCACCGGAGAGAGCCCGCGTAAATTCTGTCAATACACGTTGCAAGAACGCCGCTGGGGACCTACGCTTGGTGGTGGACGTCAGCAAGGCACCGCATGTCGCATCAGATCTTGATGGTGTGCGCACGGTTGAGGGCGGCTCTGGCGAAATTGATAAGAAATACGACGCCTCATTGACCCATCTTAGCGATGCCCTCGGATACTACACGTATTACGAGTATTCTAACGGCGGAGCAGTCATCATCACGCGTGCCTACTACGGGAGTAAGTGATGCCTATCAACTCCACCCACCCGACCTATGACTGCTTCATTGATCAGTGGCAGCGATGCCGAGATGCCGTGAATGGATCTGACGCTATCAAAGGCGGTGGTGAGGTATACCTGCCGAAGTTGAGCGCCCATTATGATCCCGTTCATGGACAGCGTGCTTACGAATCTTACAAGAAGCGGGCTCTTTGGTTTGGGGCCACCGAACGCACACTCAGTGGTTATGTTGGGGCCATCATGCGCAGGGATCCTGCGTTTGACGTGCCTGCCCTGATTAAGAATCGGCTGGATGACATTACCGATGGCGGTCAGACTGCCATCCAGTTCACGCACACGCTCATCAAAGAACTTCTGGCCACGGGTCGGTTGGGGATGCTCGTGGATAAGTCGGTGGAAGGTGGTGCGGAAGGAGAACCTGCGTTCATCAAACTCTACTACCCAGAGAATATTCTGAACTGGATCACTGATATCAACGGGGCTTTGCTGGTAGTCACACTACTCGAAGTTGTCTACGTAGCGGATCCATCAGACCCATATGTCCTGAAGTGCACACATCAGATCAGAGAACTGGCGCTATCTCCTATCGGCTATGTTCAGAGGGTGTATCGCAAGAAGATGAACGCTGATGGTTGCGAGTTAGAAGAATACGAACTCTACGACAATCTCAGTGCAGCGCCCACTATCCGTGGAGTTCCTCTTACAGAGATCCCGTTCTTCTTTGTGTCGTGTGATCAGGATTCCATGAGTGTGTCCAAGCCGCCCATGCTTGATTTGGTGGATGCGAATATCAGCCACTACCAACTGGACGCCGACTATCGTCACGGGCTTCACTTTACAGCCCTCCCCACGCCCGTCATCACTGGTGTGAGTGACGCAAAGGACTACTATCTCGGTTCGGAAGTTGTGATCAATCTTCAGAACGAAAATTCCAAGGCGTTTTTCCTTGAATTTCAGGGAACGGGACTCACAGCAATCAAAGATGCAATGGAAGAACGAAAACTTCAGATGGCCGCCCTGGGGGCGTCGTATATTCAGCGCGGAAAGCAGGGCAAGGGCATTGAAACGGCTGAGGCTGCGCGGATTCAACAGAGCGGTGAGACTTCTTTGCTCACAACCATCATCGGACGCGTGGAAGAAGGGCTCGAAACGGCACTGGAATTTATCGCCAAGTGGGAAGGTGATGATTCAGCGGAAGTAGAGGTCACACTGAATAGGGACCTCATTGATGCGACGCTTACAGCCGCAGAAATCACAGCCATGGTCGGCGCGTGGCAGGCTGGCACCATGCCAACTGACGAACTCTACTGGAATTGGCAGAAGGGTGGGATCCTTAACCCGACTACAACCGCCGAAGTGTTCAAGAGCGCCGTTGGCGACGCCCCTAAGCCCGCTACGGCAACCGGCGCAGCGGTCATCCCTGGGCAGGGAGCGGTGGCTGATGGTTCGATGCCGGGTGGGGTGGCCGGTGGGGGCACCAAGGCCCCCGGCGCGGCCCCTGGGGGCACTAATAAGGAGTAGCTATGACCAATCCCGAACTGCGGGCTGTTTCTGAAACGTATTTGTTGACGCTGGCTAGTCGGCTGGCGGGTGAATTACCGGTTCGCAGTCTCATGGTCTTGGTTGAAGAAGCCGACGGAAGATTTTCAAGCCACAAAGCTCGCTATGAGGCCGGTTCATGGATTCTTAATGCTGGGCATCTGAATGCCATGGCCCACGACATTTTGTCTAAACAGGTCGTGTGGGCGGACTGCAACGCAGACGGATCTGATTTAGAGGTCCCACGGGAGGGTGAAGAATGAGAATATCTGTCGAAACTGTCTTCGCTATCGGGGACTTTCTGTGCAGACCCTGCGTGGTTTGCGATGAAACTGGGAAGTGTCTAGATTCTGTTGTTTGGCTAGAAACCGATACAGGAATCTATGCGCAGTATGTGCAGCACGAAGATGGGCGCTGCATGTATGATGAAAATGGCAACCCCATAATTGAAATGAAGCAGTGTCAGCAAATGTTTTTTACAATCGCAGCGCCGTGCCGCTGCGAAAACTCGGACGCACAGGAGTGCAGTCCCAACTGCGGCGGTGCCGCGAAGGAGCAGTGAGATGTTGGAGCCTGTTATCAATTCGTTGGAAGAAGTGGCGGAACCCCTCCGCGCAGAGTATAAGCCCCTCGGTGATGGGCGCTTTGTGCTGGACACCAACGTGGAAGCGCACCCTGGGGTGGCCGCTTTGAAGAATACTGTCGCGAATGTGCGGGCGGAACGCAATCAGGCGAAGGAAGATCTGGTTAAGTTCCAGGGTATTGACCCCGCTAAGTATCAAATTCTCCTGGAACAGGAACGCAAAGTCAAGGAAGGAGAACTCATCGCTGCCGGTAAGTTGGATGATCTGGTGGCTCTTCGCACGGGAGCTCTTCGTGAAGATCTCACAGGGCAGCTTACTACCGAGAAGGCCCGATCTGAAAAACTCCAGGCCGATATGGATCGTCTTGTCATCGACAATGCTGTCCACGCTGCGGCTGCGAAGGTCGGTGTGAAGAAGTCCGCCGTAGACGACGTTCTTTCCAGGGCACGCAGCGTTTTCAAGGCAAAGGATGGCACGGCTGTCGCATTCAAGGATGGGAATCCGGTATACGCCAAGGATGGGCAGAGTCTTCTGGGCATCGAGGAATGGCTCGGGGCGTTGCCCGCGCAGGCTCCCCATCTGTTTGAGGATTCTAAGGGGGGCGGTGCTCCTGGTGGCGCTACAGTCGTCAAGCCTGCCCAGGGGCCTAATGTCATTCCACGTAGCGATACGAACGCGTTTTTGCAGAATTTGGATGCCGTGGCCAAGGGAAAGACCAAAGTCATCATGTAATTAGCCCTTGCGCGTCTGTGGTGTGAGGCTTACACTTTCACTACACGCTGTAGAGCTTCCGGTGGGGCTCTCCTGGGTTTGGTCAGTGGCGCTGAGCAGCCAGGAATTCACCATTCCAACCAACCTTTCATAGGAGAGGCCCCATGGCCGTTTCTAACACTCTCACCAGCATCATCCCCACGATTTTTGCGCAGGGCCTCGTCGCCCTCCGAAATCGATGCGTGATGCCGTCTCTGATCAACAACAGTTATTCCACCAACGCCATGGAAAAGGGCCAGGTCATCAGCATCCCTATTCCGTCCGACATCGTGACTAACGATGTGGTTCCCGGCCCCTACGCGCCGGATAGCGGTAATGTCGCCCCGTCTGTCGCGCAGATCACCCTGAGCAACTGGCGCGAAGCTGCGTTCACTCTGAATGAACAGGAAATCGGTCAGATCGTGGCTGGTTATCCCAGTCGGCAGGTCACGGCAGCCATTTCTTCGCTGGCCGACTACGTCAATGGCACCATCTTCGCGAAGTATGTGAAGATCAATACCATGGTGGGTTCCCCCGGCACGGACCCCTTCGCAACCGTCGTGGACAGCGCGGTGGATGCCAAGGAAGCGCTCACTCTTTACAAGTGCCCGCTCGGTGATCGGCGCCTTGTCATTGACACGAAGGCCATGGGCAATGCGCTCAAACTCTCCGCATTTGCCTACATTCTCAACAGCAACGACCCCGGCGTCATGAAGGAAGGCGACATGGGGCGGAAGTATGGGTTCAACTGGTTCGAGGATCAGCAGGTTCCGCGTCACGTCGCAGGCACCATCACCACTGGTCTTGCTGTGAAGGCCGGAGCGAGCAATGCCGCCGGTTCTATTACCTTCATTGCTACGACCGCCGCTTCCACTGGCGCGTGCAATCTGAAGGTCGGCGATGTTCTTGCTGTCGCGGGTCACAATCGGACCTACGCGCTCACCAGCACTGCCGTTCAGGCTTCTGCTGCGAGTGACGTCACCATCAACATCAACTACCCTGGTCTGGAATTTGCCCTGGTGGGCAGTGAAGCGATCACTGTCAAGGCCAGCCACCGAGTCAATCTGGCGTTCCACGCTGACTGCTTCGGCTTTGCCTCCCGAACGTTGGCTCCTATCGCGGGCGCCGAACCCAATCCTTACAGCTATGAACTGGCGGACCCCGTCAGCGGACTTACCCTGCGACTTCAGGTTCGGGAAGAGTTCCACCGCATCCGCTGGGCGTTTGATCTTCTCTGGGGTGTGGACGTTGTCCGTCCTGACCTCGGACTTCGGCTGGCTGGCGCTTAAAGAGTAGCGTCTACGGCCTCAACCTCATGGACCGGGGCGTGGCAACACTTCCCGGTCCTTTTACGAAGGAGCAACCTCGTGAGCCAGTTTGAAGAACCCTCAGAACGTCCCATCCCCGTGAAGCCTCCCGTCGGCCCGCAGGTGGAAACTGTTCTTGTCAAGACCGACATGTATGAGTCGGGTTTCATGCGCATTAACGCCCTGGATTTCGATGAAGAAATCCATGAACTTTACGAAGAGGAAGATGCGGAAGCGCAGGCCGCCGTAGCTCCTCGTCGTTCTCGGAGGTAATTTCTAATGGCCCTCGTCCTTGATTTTGCACCGGGCAGTCCCACTGCCAACGCCTACTGCTCTGTAGCGGAAGCTGATGCATATCATGAGACGAGGGCCTTCAACACTGATTGGACTGGGGCTACGGAAGTTGAAAAGAATACTGTGATTGCATGGGCTACGCGGCTTATGGATCAACAGAACTACGTCGGCCTCGCAACATTTCGGACCACGGGTAATCTTCGCTGGCCACGCTATGGATTGGTGAATCGAGAAGGGCTTGTGGTAGAGCCCAACACAATTCCAAAGTTCGTCAAGGAAGCTTGTGCCGAGTGGGCCTTCTATCTCTTAGGTGAAGATCGGACCCAGGATGAGGGTGGCCTTGTAGAATACGGCGGCAAGACTGGCCCTATCGCGGACACAACTTCTTACGTGAGAAAGCCAATGCCCGAGAGTGTGCGCGATATGCTTCGTCCTTATCTGTCTGGTGCGGCGGGTAGTGGGCAAGGAAGAGTGTTGCGCACATGAGCATCAAGGCCAAGATCCGGCGAAAAGGATCCCCCGTCACTTGGCGCAAAATGGCGGGCGTCGGTGGCGTGTATGATACGAGCACGCTATCTATGACTGCGGTTCCTCCGAGCACCACACCCATCTACGGAATAATTGATGGCTTTGGCACGGTGGCCAATCAATTATTCAGCGAAACTGCTGTTCCAGATACTACTCGTGTAACTGGTGAACTCAGAGTATACACGGCTGAACGAATTGAAATGGGTGACACACTTGAATTTGGGGGGCGTGTTCACACAGTCTACGATGTAAAGTCTGTATGGAAGAGAAAGTCCGAGGTTCTCTTCATGTCCTTGGTGCATGTCTAATGTTCCGTTCATTCTCCACATCCCTAGATAAATTTGCCGTCGAGGCTGAGGGTAGGGTTGGAAAGATCATGACAATGATGGCTGACAACGCAGAGGGTCTTATCAACGATGTGCAGGAGGGTAATCCTGTAGACAGTGGATGGTCCAGAGCCTCTTGGCGTCTAAGCAAAACCGGCCCCAAGGACGAAGTTTACAGCTACCGCACAGGAGGCTTCACGGCTGGCCACGCAGCCAAGGGTAACAAGCCCCCCCGTGGTGCCGCAGTGGCAGTTCCAAGCCGCAGAGGGCTTGGTCGATTGACTTACGGAGACAGAATTTATCTTTATAGTGCAGTCCCCTATTCTGGTCTGCTTGAAGAAAAGCATGGCTTTGTGAAGGCCACCCTTCAGCGTGCGGTGCGCCGGATCAAGGTTTATGCTCAGGAGCTGAATCGATGAACTGGTTGTCCATCTATTCTGCACTTGAAAAGTATGTGGCAGAGCTCAATATCGGACTGCCGATCAACCCTATGGACGTGAAAATCACGGCCAGGGCAGGGGAAGCCCACATCAATCTGGTTCACATTCCGGTGGATTGCGAACAGGTGGCGAGCAGGGTTATGGATAGCGAGGGGATTATGGTCCTTGGTATCAATTACCCGGCGGGTGATGGTAGCGGTGCTGCACTCACCAAAGCTGATACACTGGCCCGGAGTTTCAAGC